AACAGCATTAGTAGGAATGAAATCACTAATAACAACTGGTCCGACTCCATCGTCATCATCTCCAGTTCCAAAGTTTGTTCCGTCTAGTGTTACACTTTTTATACTTGTCCAGATTTCAGTTTTGTCCGACGCACTTAGTTCACTCTTTTGTTTTAGTCTGTTGTTCTCATCAAAATAGTAATCACCGTTGCTGTCACTATCTGGAGTCGTGAACTTAATTAATGAATTTTTTTCAATCCATTTTCTATTATCACTTACATAATCTTTGCCGATTCCTAAAGGACTACCTGATGTATCCATAAAGTAACCAGTAGTTTCGTTTGTAGATCTTGTACTTTGATTCCACTGTATATCGATACTTGTTAATGACTTTCTAGTGAATTCATTATGGTACAAGTGTACTGTTCCTCTGTTTGCTAAAACAGGTTCAATTTGATTTCTAATTACATCATTAATATCGTTCTTGTCATCAAAACTGAATTTAAAACTATCTTCTGTCGTGTCTTTATATAAAACACCATCACTATTTAAAGTATTAATACTTGAATACTTACCAGTAGGATCTACTAAATCTAAATATCTACTTGTTCCAATATTACTTCTTACTATCGCCTTACTTTTAATAATACTACTGTATGCGGTGTATGGATAATTGTTATAGTCTTCACCATTTACCATCCTGTCTTGAGTATAAAATCTTGCAGGTGCATTACGTTTAATATCTTCAATACTTTCTTTACTAGCTGAGTTACTTACATTTTGTGTAAGTGACATCGTGAACACAGCTGTTTCATTTCTTCCAGTTCTACCGATATACGGAACACTGATTGATACACCAGAGATATCACTTTTGTTTATTGTGTAGTCACGACCGTTACTAACACGAACAAACGTTCTGAAAAAACCTAATGGAATTTCACCAAATGCATCATCACCAAAGTTGTAAGTTATTTGATCGTTTGCTCTACTTGTTGTGCTAAAATATTTCTTTTCGTCTTGTGTTTCTTGTTCACTTCTTGGTGAATATATATTTTCTACTTCTTGCCATTCAGCGATTACCTCACCATTTGATTTATCAATTTCATATAACCAAATGTCATTATTGTTAATACCTTCGACATTTACATCAATACTTCTATTTGCAATCTTTTCATTGATTGTGAAATCTTTATTTGTTAATGTGCCTTGTTTAAAATGGAAAAAGAATCCAGTATTTGCACTGTTAAAACCTTGCTTATCATTCCTGTATAGGAAGTTAAATTCACCATTTAAAACTGGAGGTGGTTCATATAATGATTCACTGTTTGCTGAAGTCGCACTAACGACTTCGAAGTTCATACTTGTTCCATTGATATTACTAGTAAATGGAATAACAGGTATTAGATTTTTTGCTAAGTTGACAGTATATTCATCGGTGTCTATACCTAAGATAGTTGCACTTCTTCCTGGGTTATTAATTTTTTGACTATTAATTAGTAAAGCATTTAGTACACTGTTAAATTGATCTTGCCAATCTATATTAGTACTATCGTTCCAACGGACTTTTACATTTGCTAAATTTATTCCGTTGTAATCTGTAATATTTTCTGTTGTAGTGACACTGGTAATTTTTAAAAAACCTGATGCATTTTCATTACGTTTTGGTGTGTAACTTACTAGGTCAGCTAACCTTACAACACTATCTCTACGTTCTGCGCTGTCTAAAAAGTTCTCGCGTGTGTTAAGATCTTGTCTGTATGACAGTGCTTGCCCCATAAATGCGATGACATCAAGCAAAGCAATAAATTCCGAAGATTCGACGTAATCATTAAAATCTTCTGGGTAGTTTTGTCTGATGTAATCTACAAAACTTTTACGTAATGTTTCAAAGTTGTAACTTTGGAAATCAGCTTGGTTGTAAGTTTTATATAAACTACGCCAATCTTCTAATCCAAATATATTTGTTTGTCTTGAACTTGTTGCCATACTAACTAAAAAATAACTTTCTGTTATTTATGACATTTAAAAACTACGTATATTATGATGAATAAGATACTGTGTTACTTCTTTCGTCAAATTCAAGTATTAATACTTCTAAATTTACATCAGGGTAAATTCTCGTACCAATTTCAACAATAACACTATGTTGTTTATACTCAATGTTGATATCTTCGAAAGTTAATCTTTTGTCAAGTTCAGCTAAACGCATGATCTCGTTTTTTATTTTTCTTATGGTATCTTCGGTATTAGGTTCAAAAACAAAATTCCATATGGTAGTTCCAACTTCTGGTCTGTTTGGCATTTCACCTTGTTTTATATGCAAAAGATTTAAAAAATCTCTTTTTACTAATTCTTTATCAGTAAGTTTAAAATTTTTTACTCTGTCAATTGTACTAAAACCTGTGTAGTTAGCCATTATGAATATTTGGGTGGTTGGACTTTACTGTTATTTATTAATGTTACAATTTGCTTATCTAATGTGTCTCTATCAATTGGTGTTATTCCAGTATCTCCTACACCATGATTAGCATATGGTTCGTGTGTTGGAACTACTGTACAGATTGAACTTAAATCGTCACTCTCGGTAGCTGCCCATCCATCGTCTGTCAATTCAACATCTTTATAATCGTTTGAAGTTGTTGTAGTTGTACTTGCACCACTCTTGTTTAAATCAATTTGTTTAGCACCTATGTTTGTATTTCCCTTAGACTCTGTATTAAAAGTATTGTTTGCTTTTATGTTTACATCATTACCAGCATTGATGTTTATGTCTTCGTCTGCATGTAAATTAATTGTACCTTGTGTTCTCACATTAACAGAATTTGTACTAAACACATCTATGTTTCCTGCTTTACCTAATTCAATCCAAGACTGACCATTAGCATGTGTAATATAAAAAGTTTCTCCGTCATCACTCATTGTTATTTGATGTCCTAAGCTTGTACGCAAACGCATTAACTGGTTACTTCCTTCCAAATCACCATCGTCCATTACAATTGAATGACCACCTCTACGTCCAATAATTTTTACATCGTCGGGGTCTGCAGTTTCACTTGCTATATTATTTTCTAATGTTGTTTTTGCATTTGTGTCATACATTCCATTTGCGTAGATCGGACGACCTGGAGTGCTTATACCAAATACTTTACTTGGACTTTCACGCTGTGATGAACTATCAATTGGACCACGTATTGCGTCGTTTTGTAATCCTTGTTGGTACATTGTTGCAATAACTGATTTATGTTCAGGTTTCTCACGATCATAAAATCTTGTATCTTCAGTTATTTCTTTATTTTTAATATTGATTTCAGTTACATTATTTGCTAATGCAGGAACCATATTTGTGAGTCCATTCTCAGGAATACATCCAGTGTAGTAACCGTAACTTGGATCGCCATTAACGAAAAAACACATAACTTTAGTACCGATGTCTGGTGATGTAAACCACATTCCATAACTGTGTGTATTGCCAACAAACGTACCAGTTCCTTCACTTGTTCCGTTATGTTCTACTTTACCATAATATGGTGTTAGATAACTAACTGTTCTCCACCCTGTTGGGTCGTCTTGACTAAGTTTACTAAATTCCTGTATGTAGACTTGTATTCGTCCTGATCTATTTGGATCCGCATTGTTTTTTACAATCCCAATAAAGGGTCCACTTTCAGAAGCCATTCCTCCACGGTCTAGTTTATAGCCTGCTGTACGTCCTCTGTTTTTAATAATATTATCTGCCATTAGTCGTCTCTTTCCGTAGGTGTTTCAACACCTATGTCTTCACCCGTATCTGAATTTTCATCTAGTTCTTGTGTAAACACCCATTCACCGAAATCGTAATCATATACCATTCCGTTTACTGGTGGATTTTCCACAAGTGTTTTTTCTATTATGTCGTTAATTTCTTCGGTCTCTGTTTCTTTTTGTTCATCCGTAGGAAACAACATTAAACTACCTTGTAAGTTTTGTCTGAATACACCATTACTTAAATATGTAGTTATAGTGTTCGCTCTGTATATTAAACTAATACTTGACTTACCTGGAACACCACTTGCTAAGTCACGACCTAAATTTTTTGTTCCTGTGTCCGCTAGACCTGTTCTTACATTGTAGTCTACTGGAGTGTTGTAATTTATCGCAAACAAAACTTCACTTGAATCGTAGTTCACACTTCCATCATGCATAAATGGTCCTAAACCAATTCCCACACTATCTGGACTATAAAACAATTCACTTTGTGCAATCCAGTCAGGGTCACCTAAGATTGTTAAACTAGCTGAAGCTTGGTCACTAGGTGAATACAAAATACTTGCTGCATTGGCTGCACCTTCTGCAACTCTGTTTTTACCACCCTGATTACTTTCACTACTATTACGTTGGTAATATCTTTTTTGTAATTCACGAGCATTGTTTTGTAAATGTGCAACACCCGTGTCTGCACCCATAGTTTGGTAATACAAATAATTGTAGTCTTGTCTAAAGTCTATTACTTCTGTATTTTCACCAGTAAACCAATAATTGTATTCCTTATGTACACCTCTAAACTTTGCTGGACCAAAATATGGTGAACGTAAGTTATTAATTTGATACCTTGATATAAGATATTTTATTTCGTATGCATAGTCATTGCGTTTATTATCATATTCTAATATCTTTACTTGTGTTCTTATTTTGAACCACTGTAATACCTCAGGACTTTTATCTTTCTTACTAACCTTTCCAGTCTTTTCATCAAACTTAATATTCTGTTGATCAGATATGTATGTACTTGTTCTTATTAACATATCTATCGCTTGTACAATTGAAGTACCTGCTTGTATGGAAAAGCGTTTTGTTTTTGGATCATAAAATCCTTTGTTAGTTAACAAGTTTTGTTGGGCTTTTTGTGTCAGTGACATATTTGTAGAATCCAAATCTGTCGTGTCAGCCGTTGTTATAACACTTGAAGTACCAATTCCACTGTCCTTTTCAAATTCAATTTTGTAAACGTTTGCATGTTCGTATACTTGTTTGTTCACTAAAGTTTTTTGTTCAGTGTTAAGTGCATCTACAAGTGATATTTGATAATTGGTCTCTAATAATTCATCTTGTGCTTCTAAATCTTCTGCACTTTTATCTTCATTTGTATCTTCATTTGCGTTTACACTTATTCCTGATAAAACTTGTTTAATACTTTGACCCATAAGTTCAGTATTAAATGGAATAGTAGAGTTAGCTACACCAAATGGTATTTGTGTTTGTGGTGCAACTGCCTTACATC